AAAACATATGAGGAGGTGTCTGAATGAACGGAAAGAAAGCTAAACAACTCAGAAAGAAAAGTAAGATTCTCCTGGTAAAGTGGTTGCAGTCTATAGTACCTGACAAAAAGGAAGCTGAAAAAATTACAATTAAAAATTTGAATGAATATTTATCAGAAGAAACACACATTTTTGTCAACAATCGATCTTTGTTAAGTGCCTTTTCTTTGAGGTGGGTGTATAAAAAACTTAAAAAGAATCCTGATTTAACAATAGAAGAACTTCAAAAAGATTTATTAATTTAACTAAATAAGAGGAAAAAAACATGGCACATGCATATCGTTATAGAATACCATACAAAACCAAACAAGAAAAAGAGGAAGCAGATTTGTTCTTTAAGCTAGAAGAAAAGTTTAGGAATCCTCAATTGAAAAGAAGGCTCAGAGCAAATGGCCAAAGAAAAGTACATGCAATCAAAGATGGATTGAGTGCGAGAGGGTATGATCAAGACCTTCCTAGTAAATATGCAGAAGAGTGGAGACTTTATTTAGAAGTCAAACCTGCTGTTCGCAGAAAAGAACTGATTGCTAGTATTAAATATGAGCAAGAAAGAGAAAGAAGATATCTTGAAGCAGAATACAGAGATAAAATGGATGATATTAACTCAAAATATGAGAATCGTTTAAGATATTATGAGTCTTAAAGTCTTAGATTTATTCTCAGGCATAGGAGGTTTCAGTCTAGGACTTGAAAACACAAACAAGTTTAAGACTGTTGCCTTCTGTGAAAATGATGTTGATTGTCAAAAAGTTTTACAAAAACATTGGCCTGATGTTCCTATTTTTAACGACATAACCGAGTTAACTTATGAAAAAATCAAAGAAAGAAAAATTGAAAAACCAAATGTCATTGTGGGAGGATTCCCATGCCAAGACATCTCAGATGCAAACATTGACAGAGAAAAAACTGGAGGGATCAAAGGTAAAAGAAGTGGATTGTGGTCAGAGTTCGCAAGGCTCATCGAAGAAATCCAACCTTCCTGGACAATCATCGAAAATGTCGCATCCCTTAGAAATAAAGGACTTGCATTGGTCTTACAAGATTTGTGGAAGATCGGGTATGATGCGGAATGGCATATTGTATCAGCTTGTTCCGTTGGTGCAATTCACAGAAGGGAAAGAGTTTTTATCGTTGCCTACCCCAACATCGAGAGATTACAAAGATACAGCGAAGGATTGGAGGAATTTGGCCAAGTATGCTCACAAATACAGATTAGCACCATGCGTAGCAGAACGAGAGAAAAGGAATGGCTACCTGTCAGTCAACCTAGTGGAATGGATGATGGGGTTTCCCGAAGGGCATACAGACTTAGACAACTAGGCAACGCTGTCGTTCCTCCTGTCGTTGAAGCAATAGGAAATTGTATTTTAGATACTTATGAAAATAAAAGAAATAACTTGCAATGAACTTTAAAATTTGATATAATACAGTATAATTTAATCAAGAGGAAAAAAACATGTCCGTAAACGAAGATTTTATAAGAGAAAAACTTATCGTTATTGTAGAAGAAATAAACAACGAACTCACTTATGTTCTAGATAGAATTGAAAGCTTGGAAGATTCGTTGGCCGATCAGATATCTGAGTTGGAAGCTACATTGACTGATAGAATCTCAGAGATTGAAAAAGATTAATCTATCCATGAGAGCCAACGCTAAAAATAAAATCTGCATAAGAGTTAAGCAGGGCTGAGCTGGTCGCAGACGGATAGAAAAGTAGGTACTCCAGTTGAAATACTATAACAGACAAGGCAGATACAGCGGAGTTAAAGGTACTGCACCTACTAAAAATTTTAAATTAACAATAATAATAATAAAATAAGAGAGGAAAATAGCCATGCTAATAAACGCATTATCTATAGAGTGGGCAAGTATAACCACTCCACAAACGAGGTTTGAACCTCACAAATATACTGTAACTGCTGTAATAAGTGATGAAGATGCACAACAGCTTATATCCGATGGTTTTAGAGTGAACACCAATGACGAAGGTGAACATCGAATAACGGCCAAAAGATCGGTTTCAAGAAAAGTAAAAGATCGTCAAACAGGACAAGAGATGGAGATTCAAAACGAAGCACCTAAACTCCTGGATAAAAACAAAGAGCCTTTAGATGCAAATGTTGGAAATACTTCTGAGGGTCAAATCCAAGTTAAGCCTTATGAAAATCGCTATGGTAAATTCCTTGAACTCCAAGCTGTTATGGTAACAAAGTTGGTAGAATATTCTCCTGACGATGATGAACTTCAATTTTAATTATATAGGTACTTATTATGAATGAAGAAAACGATATTATACTGACCATTCAAGGTGTGGTATATAGACAAAGTGAAATGGACACTCCTGCAAGGTTAAGAGCATTTAACAATCTTATTGTTCTTGAATCTGAAGCAGTTAAGCTTGATGATCGAAGAATCGATACTCATATTCGTAAAGAAGGGTGGACAAATGTATTCATTAGTTTAATGAACGAAGAAGAACCTCAACAACAACAAGAAGAAGAAGCTGAAGTTGACATTGAAGAGACAGATGCTTTTCCTCCTGAAGAGGATTAATTAAAGATAAAGTATGTGAAAAATAAATCATTTAAAGTTATTGATACAGTAGTCCATACATAGTATCGGCTGAGATATCATATAAACAACGCTTTATCAAGTCTAGAAGCTAAGTTGGACTATAAATATAATAGCAAAGAAGCAGTTGGTAGTCTGCTATGTCAAAACTACCACAGATTTTTAAAACGAGAAGGAGCAAACATGAACACAGATAAAACTACAGGTTATTCCAAAACTCACCAAGATTGTCCAGTATGTAATCATAAGAAATGTTTATGTATTAATCTAGATGGATCAGCATATTGTTTTAGTTGTAAGACTAGGATACCTGATTACGACAACAAATCAGAAGTCGTGCCTATTTCTAAAAATACCTCTGTTGAAAAAGAACCAACTACTATCATCACTTCTAATTTTGGTGCTTTATCCGACAGAAAAATTTCAGAAGCAACTGCAAAAAAGTTTAATGTTACAATTACTCCTTCTTTAGATGGATCGGTCTATCAACATCATTATCCTTACTACAACGATAACGGAGATAAAATAGCCACAAAAACAAGAAGTGTAAAAACAAAAGACTTTTCTTGGCAAGGAAACACTTCTGAAACTGTTTTGTTTGGTCAACAACTATTTAAAAAAGGAAAGTATCTAACCATAACAGAGGGTGAATGTGATGCTATGGCATCTTATGAACTCATGGGTAGCAAGTGGCCTGTAGTGTCCATTAAAAACGGAGCAGGAAACGCAGAAAAAGATATCAGAAATAGTTTAGAGTTTATAGAAAGTTTTGATAATGTTGTTATTTGTTTTGATAATGACAAGCAAGGCAGAGATGCATCTAAAAAAGTAGCAAGACTTCTTAAACCAGGAAAAGCAAAAATAATGTCTTTACCTAAAGGATTTAAGGATGCTAACGACATGCTCAAAGAAGGCAAGTTTGTAGAATTTACAAGTTGTTGGTGGGATTCTAAAACATATACACCTGCAGGAGTCATAAATGTTTTCGACAAGAAAGAAGCTTTTCACAATAGAAAAAAGAAACCTACAATTCCTTTTGCTTGGGAAGGCCTAAACAAAAAGATATATGGTCTTCAAGCAGGAACTTTAATGACTCTTACAGGAGGTACAGGACTTGGAAAGAGCAGTGTAACTAGAGAGTTGGAACATTGGTTAATCAAAACAACTAATGACAATGTAGGAATTATTGCATTAGAAGAAGACTGGAGAAGAACTGTTGATGGTGTCTTATCCATTGAGGCCAACGCTAGATTGTATATTGACCATATAAGAGAACAGTTTTCAAAAGATCAGATAGATTCTTATTTTGATATTTTAACCGATAAGGACAATAACAATAGACTTTGGGTACATTCTCATTTTGGAACAAACGATATAGAAGAAATTTTTTCTAAACTTAGATTTATGATTGTAGGGTGTGATTGTAAATGGGTTGTAGTAGATCATTTACATATGTTGGTTTGTGCTACAACAGATGGAGACGAAAGAAGGTCGATTGATGCGATAATGACTAGACTTCGTAGTATAGTTGAAGAAACAGGCGCAGGACTTATCCTGGTATCTCATTTAAGGAGAGTCGATGGAAACAAAGGCCATGAAAACGGAATACAAGTTAATTTAAGTCATTTAAGAGGAAGCCAAAGTATTGCTCAGTTAAGCGATACTGTGGTTGCATTAGAAAGAAACCAACAATCTGATGATCCTGAAGAAGCAAATACAACTGTTCTTAGGGTTTTAAAATCTAGATATACTGGTGATGTGGGATATGCAACAAGCCTTTTATATGAAAAAGAAACAGGAAGACTGAGAGAAGTTAAAGCTGAACCTTTTGAAAACGATCAAGGAGATGCTATATGGACTTAGTTTTCGACATAGAAACAGATGATGTCCAAGCCACTAAGGTTTGGTGTATCGTTGCTCAAGATACTGGCTCTAGTGAAATCTATAAGTTTGCTCCTCACCAACTGGAGTCAGGTCTTGAGTTACTTCAATCAGCAGAAACATTAATCGGACATAATATAATTGGCTTCGATATTCCTGTTATACATAAACTTTTAGGTGTTGATTTATCTGATAAAAAACTCATAGATACTTTGGTTTTGTCTAGATTATTTAATCCTGTTAGAGAAGGTGGCCATAGTTTAGAAATGTGGGGATATCGATTAAAGTATTCTAAGCAAGATTTTAATGATTATACTAATTATTCAAAAGAGATGATGAATTATTGTGTAAGAGATGTGCAATTAAATACTTTAGTTTTTGAAAAACTTAAAGAAGAATCAAAAGGTTTCTCTAGCGAAAGTATATACATAGAGCAAGAAGTTTCAAAAATCTTAAAAAAACAAGAAGAAGATGGTTTTCTCTTTGATCGCTATAATGCAGAAATATTACTTGCAAAGCTTAGAGAAAAAATGAGAGATGCTGAAGATCAAGTGCATAAAGTTTTTAAACCTAAACTCGTTGATGTCAAAGAAGTTACTCCTTACATTAAAAAAGATGGTAGCCTTTCTAAAAGAGGACTTACAGATGAGGAATATGATAAAGTTTTTTCTGATATTTTACTGCAACAAAAAGAAATTGACGATAAAGGAGAAGTAATTATTCCAAAACCAAAACCTTTTATGAGAAGAAAATTACAGGATTTTAATCTCGGAAGCAGAAAACAAATAGGAGAATACTTACAAGATTTTGGATGGAAACCTCAAAAATTTACTGCAACAGGAAGGCCTATTGTTGATGAAAAAACTTTGAGTAACATTGAAAACATTCCTGAAGTTAAGATGATTGCGGATTATCTTTTACTTCAGAAGAGGATTGCTCAGATAGATTCCTGGATAGAAGCAGTAGAAGATGACGATAGAGTACATGGTTTTGTTATTCCAAACGGAACAATAACTGGCCGAATGAGCCATAGATCGCCTAACATGGCTCAAGTTCCTTCTATCAAAAGCCCTTTTGGAGTTGATTGTAGGTCTTGTTGGATTGTTTCTAAAGGACATAAATTGGTTGGAATAGATGCTTCTAGCTTAGAATTAAGGATGTTGGCTCATTATATGCAAGATAAAGAATTTACAAGGGAGATAATACATGGTGATGTTCACAAAAGAAATCAAGAAACTGCAGGACTTCAATCAAGAGATCAGGCAAAAACTTTCATCTATGCACTCTTATACGGAGCAGGAGATGCAAAGATTGGACAAGTGGTTGGAGGAAGCAAAAAAGATGGAGCAAGACTTAAACAACGCTTCTTTGCTAATCAACCTTCATTTAAAAGACTTAGAGAGAGAGTTTCAAAAGCATCAGCGAAGGGCTATCTCAAAGGATTAGATGGTAGGAAGATACACATAAGACACATTCATGCTTCTTTAAACAGTTTATTACAAGGCGCAGGAGCTATCGTAATGAAGAAAGCTCTTATCATGTTAAATGAAAAAGCAACAGAAAGAAGTTTAGATTTTAAATTTGTTGCAAACATACACGATGAATGGCAAGTAGAAGTAATAAATAAAGATGTAGAAGAGTTTGGATCTCTCGCTGTAGAAGCTATAAAGGAAGCAGGAGAACATTTTAATCTTGGTTGTCCTTTAGATGCCGAGTATAAAACAGGAGAGAATTGGAGTGAAACTCACTAATTCCGATTATCGAAAGTATCTTAGAGATAAAAGATACAGAAGGATAAACAAATATAAATTAGCCAAAGGATGTAAAGATTGTGGGTATGCTGAACATCCGAAAGCACTTTGTTTTGATCATGTAGTTAGAGAAGATAAGACAGAACTATTAGATGCTTCTAAAAGTGGTGCAAACATGTCAACTTTAGTTTGTAGAATCAACACCACCGATAAAGTTAAAAACAGACAATACATCAAAGAACTTTTTGATGAAATCAGAAAATGCGAAGTAAGATGTCAGAATTGCCACAGCATTAAAACATGGGAAGAAAGAGATTACATGCCACATGTCAGGAAAAACAAAGACATAGTGAAAGAAAAATCTTGTTATCTTGAAAAACAAAGAGAATTTAATTTTTAAAAAGAGGAAAACTTATGAGCAGTAAAAAAACATTAGACACTTTGGTTTCAGATATTTATGAAACCATATCAGTTTTAAACGAAGGTAAATCTTTAAACATTTCTGAAGAAGACATTCAAAAGTTTGGTACAGCAATGATGGATGTTTTAAGATCCTGGTCAACACCTAGAGATAGGTCTGATCAACATAACTTGCGCATGAGTAATGTCGGTAAGCCTATGAGACAACTTTGGTACGATTTAAAATCTGAAGAAGAACAAACACCTATTGCTCCTCATGTTTTTATAAAGTTTTTATATGGTCATATGTTAGAAGAAGTTCTTTTATTGTTAGCCAAACTATCAGGACATTCTGTAAAAGGAGAACAAAAAGAAGTTAATGTTGATGGTGTTATAGGCCACATGGATTGTATTATAGATGGAGAAGTTGTTGATATTAAAACAGCATCAGGATTCTCTTTCAAAAAATTTAAATACGGAACTTTAAGAGAAGACGATCCTTTTGGATACATGGCTCAACTATCAGGATACGAAGAAAACGAAGGAACAAATAAAGGAGGTTTTTTAGCTTTAAATAAAGAGACTGGAGAAATTGCTTTGTATTGTCCTGAAGAGTTAGACAAACCTAACATTAAAAAACGAATAAAAAACATAAAAAAAGCTTTAACTATTGACAACCCTCCAGATAGGTGCTATAATAGTATACCTGACGGAAAAAGTGGTAACATGAAACTCCCTACAGGTTGTGTTTACTGCCGTCATAAAAACACCTGTCACCAAGATGCTAACGAAGGAAAAGGCCTTAGAGTCTTTAAGTATTCTAACAAGTTAGTTTATTTTACAAAAGTTGCAAAAGAACCAAGAGTAGAAGAGATTACGTATGACTGAAGAAATACAAATTGACATCACTACTATACAATTAGATGATTTACTAATTGCCATAGGCGGTGTTTTATTTGCAGGAACAGAGATACAAGAAATAGATTCTGATCTATTGGAAAAACTTAAAGACTTATTAGAAACAGAAATAAACCTAAGAGAACTAGGTATGGATATGCCTGTTGACGAGACAGTACATTAAAATGAAAAGAGTACCAAGAAAGAAAAGACCAGTTGAGAAAGGACTACCAAAAGGATACGACTCTAAATGGGAGTACGATCTTCACCAAGAAGAACTACAACATTGGGAACATCATAAAGGAATAATTGAGTATTCAATTCCACATAAATATCATCCTGACTTTATTAGAATTATAGGTAAAAAAATTATTTATCTTGAGGCCAAAGGAAGATTTTGGGATTATGCTGAGTATAGTAAATACATACATATCAGAAAACAACTTCCCAAAGATTGTGAATTAGTTTTTTTGTTCTCTAATCCTTCAGCACCTATGCCAGGAGCTAAAAGAAGAAGAGATGGAACAAAGAGAAGTCATGGAGAATGGGCATCAAAGAATGGATTTAGATGGTACAGCGCAGAGAGTTTACCTAAAAAATGGAAACAAGAAAAGGAAGATTAATATGGAAGAACTGATGGAACAAGCACATAAGATAATGGATGAAGATTTAGTTAATCATCCAGTACATTACAATAATGGCAATATAGAATGTATTGAAGCTATTGAAGCTATGTTAACACACGAAGAATTTGTTGGTTATTTAAGAGGAAACTCATTAAAATATCGATGGAGATTTAAATATAAAAATGGATTACAAGATTTGGATAAAGCAGATTGGTATGAAAACAAACTAAAACAAATATTAACAGAGAAGGAGAGAAATGGAAGAAGTTAAATTACCTACTACATATCAAGAGTTTATCCATCTTAGCAGGTACGCAAGATGGAATGAAGACTTAGGAAGAAGAGAAACTTGGCAAGAAACAGTTGCTAGGTATTTCGATTTTATGCAGAAACATTTAATGGACAATCACAATACAGACATTAGTAAAGAAAGACAAAGACTAGAAGAAGCTGTACTTAAATTAGAAGTTATGCCTAGTATGAGAGCATTGATGTCTTCAGGTAAAGCATTGGAGCGTGATAATGTTGCAGGATTTAATTGTAGCTATGTTGCTGTTGATAATGTTCGATCCTTCGATGAAACACTTTATATTCTTATGTGCGGTACAGGTGTTGGATTCAGTGTTGAAAGACAATACATAAATAAACTTCCTGATCTACCTGAAGAACTACATCCTACAGATACAGTTATAAAAGTTGCTGACTCCAAAATTGGTTGGGCAAAAGCATACAAAGAATTAATGTCTTTACTTTATGCAGGACAAATACCTGAGTGGGATCTTAGTAATATTAGGCCACAAGGAGCAAGACTTAAAACTTTTGGAGGAAGGGCTAGTGGACCAGCCCCTCTAGACGATTTAATTCATTTTACAATTAATATTTTTCAAGATGCCATATCCAAAGGACAAAAGAAACTGGTATCAATCGACTGTCATGATTTGATGTGTAAGATTGCAGAAGTTGTTGTGGTGGGTGGTGTTAGACGTAGCGCTTTGATCTCACTCAGCAACCTCTCAGACGAGCGTATGCGTAATGCTAAGTCAGGTTCTTGGTGGGAGCATAGCCAACACAGAGCATTGTCTAATAACTCAGTAGCATACACAGACTCAGCAGAGATGGGTGCATTCATGCGTGAATGGTTATCTTTGTACGAATCTAAAAGCGGAGAAAGAGGAATATTTAACAGACAAGCATCTGAAGAACAAGCATCTAAAAACGGAAGAAGAAAAGAGTATAAAGATTTTGGTTGTAATCCATGTAGTGAAATCATACTAAGGAATAAACAATTCTGTAATTTAACAGAGGTTGTTGTTAGACCTAATGATACTTGGAAAGATTTAGAAAGAAAAGTAGAAATTGCAACTATTTTGGGAACTTACCAAGCAACACTAACTAACTTTAGATACTTAACAAAAGCTTGGAAAGACAATACAGAAGAAGAATCATTATTAGGTGTTTCTCTTACAGGTATTATGGACAATAAAAAGATGTATGAAGGAGATAACTTACCAAGAAGATTAGAAAGTTTAAAAAGAACTGCAGTAGAAGTTAACGAGGCATGGGCAGGAAGTTTAGGAATAGAACAATCTGTTGCAATAACATGTGTTAAGCCTAGTGGAACTGTTAGTCAGTTGGTTGATAGCGCTAGTGGGATACATACAAGACACAGCGAATACTATTTAAGAACTGTTCGTGCTGATAAAAAAGATCCTGTTGCTCAGTTAATGGTTGATCAAGGAGTATATCATGAAGACGATATTACTAAACCTGATCATACTTTAGTGTTTTACTTTCCAATTAAATCTCCTAAAAAATCTTTAACAAGAATAGATTTATCAGCTATAGAACATTTAGAAATTTGGAAAACATATCAAGACAGTTGGTGTGAACATAAACCATCGGCCACGATCTCAGTTAGAGAAGCAGAATGGTTAAAGGTTGGCTCATGGGTATGGGATAATTTTGATAGAATATCAGGAGTTTCTTTTCTTCCTTATGCAGATCATTCATATCAACAAGCTCCATACCAGGAAATATTTGAAGATGAGTATAAAGAATGGTTAAATAAAACAACTGATTCTGTTGATTGGTCTAAACTTTCTGATTATGAAAAAGAAGATATGACTGAAAACACTAAAGAACTGGCCTGTACTGCTGGTTCATGTGAGATACTATAATGGAAGCAACCTTACTCACTTTTAAAATTATATTAGACTCTAAAGGAAACATAGTATCTGATCTTGGAGGACTACCTATGAAAGACATAGACAAAGTTTTTAGAAATAAAGAAGATGCACAGGTTATCAAAAAGATTGTACACGAAGGCACAATAAAACTTCAAGGCATACATCGATACCTCGAAAATGAAATAACTGCTGTTCAATATGTTGATTAATTTGCCAACGGATTATCGTCTTGGTCTTCTATTCTTTTAACTCTGTTTTCTAAGTTATCTATTTCTACATTTACTGTAGAGATATCTAGATCAAGTACCTTAACCATGTTAGTGTTCTCTTTAACTTCAGGCACAATACTATCATCAATTGTCTTATTAATGTATTCAACAGAAGTTTCTATAGCACTAAAGCGTTCTTCAATTTCTTGTTGAGCGTCTTCTG